ACTTTCTCTTTTAATCCATAATTTTTATGGTTGGATAGATCTTTAGTATTGCTATGAAATATTGCATAAAAACAAATGCAAATATATAGAGAATAAAATGTAACAAAAATCCATTGAACATGACGATCGTCATCTACAAACATGACATGGTACAAATACCATAGGAATTGTTTAAAACGGGAATAAATATAAGTGCGATGTTGAACACCTAGTTCACTAGTTCCGAAATCCATTAATCGTTGGAAATAATCACAACTATTTCTAAACATAGAGTCCCTTTCATCCGAGAATTTATTCGGATCCAAATAATGTTGTTTAGCTAAGGAAATGAGTAAAAAAGCAAAAGTCGATTCTTCTAAAGAATATTCATCGTTAATCCTATATTTATCAGGGTGATATTTAGCTGCTAACTTTCGAAAATTAGCTTGATAATTATTAACCCCTAAAATAGCTATTGGAGAACGAGCTCTCATAATTGTGACGATTTCACTATCTTTATTTTTCCCTGTTATGAACTGGGTTACATATTTAGTAATAAATGATATTAAATCTTGACATGGTTTTATAATTCCTAAAAACCATTCTGTAAATAAATTAGTTCCATTTTGAATATCTTTCCATTCAATAGATAATTTACCTAAGAAGTCAGAAAGTTTCGTAAAAATATCGAACTGTGGGTCAAAATTTATTGTATCTACGTTCATCATATCGATATCATCTTTTGTCATCTCGGTTGATCGCCTATTTGTTTCCTCATTAATTTCTAATCGGGATAAAAGCATTCTTATGTAAGTCAAACATTTTATTTTCTCTTGTCGTTTAATACTAGAAGGCATTTCGATTTTTGAATTGTGATACAGGAAAGAATTTTTCCATTTCTGGTCATTAACATGGTCAAACTTAAAATAACTTAAGTCTTGCAAGAACGACTCGTCTGATTGGATTGATCGCTCCACCTTTATAACATGGCAACGTCTAAAAAGGGCTTGCGGTTCTGATATGCAGTCTTTTGATGTAAAGGCATTCAAATCCATAAATCCATTAGTTGTACACAATATTATCTTTGAATTAAAGAATTTCGTATTTTTTTTATTAGCCGATGCGCAGTCTAAGGGATATTTAACTGGAGAAACAAAATTAATTATTGTTCTCCATTGGGATTTACCCTGCTGACCAACGTCGTCCATAACAAAAACCTCTTGATTTTCATAATCGTCATAAAAATCCTTTCCTCCTTCAGTAGGAGGTACGGAATGTACATAAACGGTTCTATTTTGACTTTTCAAATATTCAACGAAATTATTCATTAATACTGATTTTCCACTACCAGGTTTCCCTTCAAAAACTATACAAATTGGCTCTTCTTTAGCACTACTAGTGAAAGTATTTACATATCTAACTAAATTGTTAACAAACAAATGCCAAATTTCTCTGAAAAATCGGTTTTCATGGTTCATTACATAATCACTAAACATAACATCTCCTTTCAACCTATCATATAGAAGGGATACTTGATTTCTAAAATCGGGTTGTAATATTACATTCGGTGAGGATGTATATTTCGTATAAAGGGTTGCTACATTTTTTACATTAGAATAACATAATATATTACCAAACACAAAATCTAAAACATGAGTGATTGGTGTTATAATTAAACCAGTCACCTCTAGATTATCACTAAGCCAATTGAGGAAAATTTTAAAAACAGTATATAAAGATGATAATAAATCAAAAACAAAAGAGGAAGAAAATAATCTTTTCCCAGTAATTGAAGTATAATCTTTCAAAATCTTACTTATTGAGTCAGGAACACCTATAAACGACAAAAATATTGAAGCGGCCTCATATGAGTCCGATTCTAAAAATTGAGGTTTAAAAACATTTGATACTCTCTTACAAATTGTATACATTGAAAGAATAGTTGTTAGAATAGTTGTTGGTGTAACAAAACCTTCTCTAATATTTAAAATTAAAGTAAATAATTCCACAAATAAAAGCCAAGCGTCGCCATTTTTTACTGCTGTTTTACCGAATTCTACTATATTATTGACTTTATGGATATTCGTACTTACTAAATTTATAGCATTTTTAATAGCATCAAAGGCGTCAGATAAAAATCCTGCCTGTGGTTTAAATGATTTTCTAATAACAAGAAATATACACTGTTTAAAATTATAAATCTTATGTTGGTTATTTTGTGTTTGTACATTATTAACTTTCTTGATAAAATTGTCTTGTGACATAGATATTAAAACTTTAGTTCTATAATCTAATACAAAATGAGAATTAG